TTGTCGATGATCCTGACTGCCTGGGTTCTGAACTCCTCCACTGTATTGACAGGGAAGATTACCATACGCTTGGCATCAATGCCACGACTCTCGATCATCTGCTTACTAATGGCAGACTCGGTTTCAAAATATAGGACGCCAGCGTCAGGGTCAGCATCAAGGAAAGAGCGAACGACAGAGAGGCAAAAGAAAGTCTTTCCCGTGCCTGATTCTCCTGCCAAGGCAGTGATTTTGTTGGAAGGAATGCCTCCAAAAATCGAACCACTAACAAGGGCATTAAAGATATAACTACCAGTATCAACAAAAGTTTCAACATCACCAGCAGCGATGCCGTCAGATGCACGAGAAGCAAATTCATTTTTAGTGTCCTTCAGGACGGATGATAAAAAGTCCATAATCAAAAGAATGATAGTAGTGAAATAGTTTTCTCGGAGTCCCAACCGATACAGTTTAGCACATTCTTGAGAGGTTCGTAGAATGACTTCTCGAACTGCAATTTGTGGTCGATGTACTTCTCGATCTGGAACTCGGTAGGGATCCTACCCATGAAAGAGATAGTGTTCTCCATGATAGGGTTCGGAACTTTCAAGTACAAGAACTTGATCTTCTCACCCTCTTGGATCAGTGCATGTTTGTGCGTGATCTTATGTTTCTTGAGATACCAGTTGTAAAGCAAGGCACCTCGCACATGAATTGGTGTGCCCTTCTCGTAGATATCATGACGAGAACTATACTTACCAAGGTTATTACAACCACGAGGGAATGCAATGTCTTGATAGTCTTGCTTCTTTGTTTCTTCTCTTACCTCATCGATGAAGTCAATAACATCATCGTTACTACCATTGATAATGATAGTATATGCTTTGAGAAGTTTGTCTCGGAAGAACGCAGGAGTAGATGAACGTGCCGTCTCCATACCACAGATCTTCATCTTTGGTTCAGAGTAACGAACACCCTCACTGTCCCAGACATTGAGGATATATCGTTTCTTGGCGGTCCAGATACCCTTGGAAGCGATGTTCTCCCGCTTCATCTTCATCTTCTGCGCGTATGCCCGAACATAAGTGGCGAGCTCTTGGTAAGAACTTTCAATAAACTTCTCAAATTCCACCTCACACACCTTGTTAAGGAACCCAACAATGACTTCATCATCTGCCTCTCGTCCCTTGAATACCTCTTGCACCAGAGGACCCAAGTTAAGGTACATAGAATCGGTGTCGCAAGCAATAACGTAATCAACATCATTTGTCTTCAGAATATTGTTCAAGTATGCATTGGTCTTGTTACTAATCCAACGAATAGACAACTGACCTGATAGTGTGATTGCTTCTGCAATCTCCAAACGATAGTATCGGAAGTGTTCATTACCGATAGCACCATAAGCACTGTTCAATTGAATCTTACGTGCCATCTGGATGTTGTTACAGCGAGAGATTTCTTTCTGCAATGCAACCGTTGGATTCTTCTCATACTCCTGCTTGGCAGCGAGCATCTTCTTCTTGTAGATGGTTCGTTCTTGGTAGATCTTCTCCATCAACTTGGGAAGAAACCCCTGCTTACTAGTGTCGTAGAGCGTACCATTGGCACACAGAGTCTGACCACGCAGGTCAGAAGTATCTACCTCTTGATTCAGTAGTCTCTCAACGTTTGCGCTAGGGTGACGATGCCTCTGTAGCGTCTCTGGCGAGAGGTTGTACTGCATAATGAGGTGAGGGTATAGGGAGTTGAGGTCAAAAGAGACCACCCAGTCATATATGCCTGGCACAGGTTCCTTAACATAGGCACCAGCATACTTGTCACTCTTTGTGTTGGCATGTTTAGGGGGGATTGCAATGTTCTGACGAGCAAGATAGACATAGATGATGTTGTCCCACATTCGTACCTGTGAGTACACATCCTCAAAGTTTACTTTGGCATCATATGCCATGGTGATAGCAAGTTCTAGGAGTTTCATCTTGTCATCCAACCTGTCAACCAGGCGAACGTCAATGATGTTGTACTCTACAAACTTCTGCCAGTCTTTAGTATAGAACTCTCGGAAGGTATCATACTCACTGTGGTCTAGTTTCTTCTGCCCTAGTTCCACAAATGCAATGTGGTCCAGTCGATATGACTCCTGGTTGGTGTAAGTGAACTTACGATACAACTCAAGATAGTCTAGTGTTGCAACACCAGTGATGTCATATGCAATCTGCTCCCTACCTTTGATGAAGATCTTGCGTTGATAGATGTTCTTCCAAGGCGACAAGATCTTTGCAGATCCTGCACCAAGGATACGCTCAACGCGACCTACAATATAGGGCATATCGAACAACTGTACGTTCCACCCCGTAATAACATCGGGACAGTTTGCCTGCCAGTCATGCAGGAATGCCTTCAGCAGACCTTCTTCGGTCTGGAAGTGCATGTAGTTCACGTCCTTCTCTGTGCTTACAAAGGGACGTGAACCATATACAGTAATCTTGCCAGTTGTGGAATCTTTAATACTAATGAGTAGAATTTCTTGGTCAGCAGACGCGATGTCTGGGAAACCATTTTCAGCACCAGTCTCGATGTCAAGAGTGAAGACTCGGATCTTGCTCATGTCCCACTTCATATCCTCTTCAGGGTACGTCTCGAAGATGTACTGATTGAGGAAGCGAGTCTGACCACAGATCTCGAAGTCAGGAAGTTCTTTATGAGTCTCAATGAACTCTTTAGCGTCCCTGATAGTGCCCTGCTTGACAGGGCGGACGTTCCTACCGTCTAGTGTCTTCCAGTTTTCCTTCTTTTGGGAAGGAAGATACAGTGTAGGATTGAACTTGACACGATCTTCAAAGGGTAGTCCATGATCATAACCACGAACTAGGATCGTGTTACCCGTCTGTTCGACACTGGTGTAAAACTTCATTCAGATTTCATTTCGTAATAAAGCGATGCGGTTTTGCCATCAGGTTCAGCAATCAAAGTGATGTCTGAAGATCTGACCGCCAACTCACGTTCATCGGAGTAAGGTGGGAAGGACGTGAGACCGTCTTCCGTCACCTCATAGGGGTATTTTAGCACACAATCGGGATCTCCGAACTCAACGCCAGGGATCTCTTCAACTTCGCTGACCAACCAGCGATTCTCAAACCGAAGCAGCTTCAGCATCAGGCACCTCCGTAGCATCAGAAGCAACGAAACCAGTATCTGCAGCAGCTGCATACTGCGCCTCTTCTACAGCGACTGCTTGAGCAACTGTCTGTGCATATGCTTGCTCAAGACCAGCATCAACACTGCCTACAGCAAGGACAGCAGCGAAAGGAATCTTGAACTGGGTGTCGGCAGAGTAGGGCAACCACTTGTTAAAGCGGACCTGAACATCTTGACCATTGGGACCAGGTTCTTCAGACTTTTCGATCTGCAGAGTATAAGGACGGATCATGACAAGACATACGGGCTTGCCATCTTCTTTGTTTTCCTCCCGAACTTCTTGGAGATCACAGATGATCTTCTCTCCAGTAGCATTGAGGACTACAATAGCGTTTGCCATAACGGAAAAATAGTGAACGACTTAATTTTACCACAAAAAAATGGGGGCGTCAACTGGATTTTGCCAGTTGCCCCCGTGCGGCGACGATATGAAATTATTTATTCGAGTAACAACTCTTT